AAGCGGAATGCGGAAACTGATTCTCAGCGGAGACGATTGGTTTGAGCTGAAGCACGCGCTGGAGCTGCTTATGATCGTGACAAACAACGAGGCGAATGAGCACGAGAAAATGACTGCACACACGCGAGTGGCGGAATTGTCTGAATGGCATGCAAACCTCGCAAAACGCGACAGGGAAAGGACGGAGAACTACAAGCGGCTTATGGCACTGGTAGAATCGGCAGAACGTCTGCCGGAGACGAAGGAGGACGCAGAATGAGAACCAATCTTGCAGAGCGGCTCGGGTATGAGCCGGAGGAAGAGACCAGGGAGCGGCAGGAGCGGCTGCTGGAGGAGCTGCGGTACCGGGAGGCCATGCGGCGGGTGGCAAAGACCTGCTGCGTGTGGCTGGGCGGCGCGGCCTTTGTGCTGGCGGTGATCGCCGGGTACGCAGAGATGACCGACGCATGCGTCGCGACCGGCGCGATCGCGCTGGGCCTGACGACCTACGGGATCCTGTGAAGCCGGTGAAGGACGAGCCAAAGATCCCGGTAGAGCTCCGGCCGGATCAGCTGGCAGACATCGTCGACGCCGTTCTGGCTTTTGCCGATGACTGCGCCAATGACCGGGAGATCCTGCAGAGCATGCCGCGCGTCGACCGGGACACGGTCGAAGACCTGCTGCAGCGCGAGACGGCGCTGCAAACGCTCGCGGCATGGCTGCAGCACGTGCAGGAGGAATCAGAGTGAATTATTTTGCGCCGCGCATGCGGCCCATCCCGCCGCCCTGCGGCAGGAACTGCCCGGACAGAAGCGGCACATGCCGCGCCGGGGGCTGCACCTGGACGCTATATGAGAGCATCCGGAACCACATCTACGACGTCAACCACCGCGACAGGGACAGCCTGCAGCCCGATCTTGCAGCGGGAAAGCAGATGGTCCATGCCGACAACCAGATAAGGAGGCGCAAACACATTGCGAAATAGCATCGATTACCCAGGCGAGCGGGCGCCGCGGCGCCAGGAGATCGTCGAGCAGCCCGGGTATGCCGGAAAAAGCTACTTCGTGGTCAGCTACGCGGGCCGCCAGCTGACCGTTCACGCGGCAGACAAGACAGCGGCCCTGTTCTGGGCGGCTAAACGCTGGGGATACAGCTTCAAGCGGCAGGAATATCACCAGAACGCAGTCGTGGCCAAGCTCAACTATAAGCCGGGCGGTCTGCTCGGATAAAAAATGTCCTCGCCCGGTTCCAGCCAGGCGAGGACCGAGAAGCCTACACTTCTCCATGACAAATCAAGTACAAGGAGAGTATAACATGCAGAATCAATATTTGCAAGAGGTAACAGAGATCATTCGCAAGCAGCAGGGGCCGCGCGGCCCGGTGTGGATGTGCGGCGAGCAGCTGCTGGAGATGATCGCGCCGGATGAGGCGGCGGCAAAGCTGGTGCTGGACGATCTGAAGCACGGCGGCATGAGCCTCAAGGGCTGCGAGGCCAACATCCGGGCATTTGCGAGAAAAAACGGGAGCTGCTGCACCGGCCCGGAGGCCGAGAAGACCATCCGCAAATACTTCGGCCTGCCGGAGCAGACGGCCGCGCCGAAACCGGAACCTGCCGCGCCTCCGGCGCCGGCAGAGAACATCGTGAATCTGGAGGATTTCTTCGGATGAGCGAACAGATCGATTATGAGGAGCGGCTGCCGAGGCAGCCGTCCGAGGGTGCGCTGGACTGGTGCATCCGGACGAAATTCAAAACAGAGTACGCGATCTACCGGGATACATATTATCGCGATCCGCTGACCGGCATACGGGAAAACGCTGTGTCCGTGGCCTGCACGGCCTGCGGCGGCACCTGGATCGCAGAGAAGGTCAGAGGGGCGGACTGCGGCAGAGGCTGGGCGCCGTTCGGCTTCGTGGAGGGCATCATGCAGATCGGCCCGGAGGACAAATTCCGCTGTCCAAAGTGCGGCGCGGAGCTTCGGGCAAAGCACGTCGGGCAGCTGTCAAGGGCCGGGATCGACGACAACGTCTATTTCTGCGAACCGTGGAAGCTGGTAGAGAAATTCGTCCTGCTGGGCTGGCGGGCGGAGCGGAACATCGGCAAGGACGCGCGGAAAGTTTACCGGATGTGGCCGTATGAGGCGTATGTATTTGAACAGAAAAAGACCGTCCGGCTGACCGGCTATCAGAAATTCATGAACACGATCCGTTATTTTGACAGCTGGCGGCAGGTGAAGCGCTGCGACGATAGATGGGGCAAGACGCTGGATGAAAACTGGTTCCGCAAGCCGGAAAATCTATCCGGAACGACCATCGAAAATTCGGCTCTGCTCCAATACCTGAAAGCGGCCGGAGACGAGGCGCGGCCCGTCGCGTATCTGCGCCTCTGGCAGAAGCACCGGAACATTGAGAATCTGATCGTTCAGGGCTGCGGGGGCATGGTCGCAAGGGCGATCGCGTGGGATACACAGAGCTGGGACTACTGCGGCGGCCACAGCGCGAAGCTGGAATGGATCGACTGGAAGCAGAAGCGCCCGGCCCGGATGCTGGGCCTCGACAAGCAGGAATTCGCGCGCTGCGTCCGGGAGAAATGGACGCAGGACGATCTTGCAAAATACAAGATGGTGCGGGCATTTGAGCCGGTACGGCTGCCGGAGGACTGGACGCTGCTGAAAAAGCTGCAGATCTACGATCTGAACAAGCTGTGCAGCGAAAAAGCATTGCTGCCGAACGCCGCAGGCGGCAAAAACATGCAGCTGCTGCGCGGCCGGCTGACCGTCATGCGCTGCCTGCGGTATCTGGAACGGCAAGAGTCCGACATCACAACGCTGCTGGACTACTGGAACATGGCCCGGCACGCAGGGCTTGACCTGCGGGATGAGCACGTCCAGCTCCCGAAAAGCCTCAAGCGTGAGCACGACCGGCTCGTGGAAGCGGAGCGGATCGCGAAGAACGAAGAGGAAAAGCGCAGGAAACAGGCGGAGATTGAGAAGCGCCGTCCGGCGTTCGAGAATGTCGTCGCGCCTCTGGAGGCGTGGGCCTGGGCTGACGGCGAGATCTGCATCCGGCCCGTGCGCACGGAGGAAGAATTGATCGACGAGGGTAGCGCCCTGCACCACTGCGTCGGAACCTACGGCGCGACCGTGGCGCGCGGAGACAGCTGCATTTTCTTCATCCGCCGCGCGGATGCGCCGGATAAGCCGTGGTACACCCTGCAGGTCGAGCTGAAGACGCTGAAGGAGATCCAGAACCACGGCATACGCAACTGCCCGCCGACAAAGGAAGTGCAGGAATTCGTAGGCCGATGGCTCGAACACGTCCGGCAGCTGAAGATCGCCGGAAAGAAACAGAAAAAGGAGGCTGCGGCATGAGTGAGAAGAATCTGACAGTATCCCCCGAACGGCTTGGGGCGGAGATCCGGGAGCTGACCCGGCAGGCAAAGACCATGACGCTTTACTATGGCGTCGAGATCGGCCGGCGGCTGGAGGCCGCAAAGAGCATGGTTCCGTATGGCGGCTGGGGCGCGTGGCTGAAGGAAAACACGGAGTTTTCCCAGGCGACCGCGACCAGATTTATGCGGGTATTCAATGAATACGGCGCGGCGCAGATCGGCATTTTCGGGGCTGTTCCAGAATCGTCAACGTTGCAAAATCTCAGTATTTCCAATGCTTTGCGGCTTTTGGCCGTGCCGGAAGACGAGCGCGAGGAATTCGCCGAAGCGGTCGATGCGGAGAATCTTTCCGCCCGGGAACTGGAAAAAGCGATCAAAGAACGCGATACCGCCCGGCAGGAGCGCGAAAGCGCCCTGCGGCAGGCAAACAGCGATTCCCTCCGCGCCGAGCATGCGAAGAAAGAGGCCGAGGAGGCCTATGAGAAGCTGCGCGGCATGGAAGATGAGCTGACCGCCGCGAAGGATGAGGCCTGCCGCATGGCGGACGAGCTGGAAGCGCTCCGGAATCGCCCGGTCGAGGTGGCCGTCCAGCGCGACGAGCAGGCAATCAGGGATGCGGAGGCCAAGGTCCGGGCGCAGGCGGAAACGGAGCTGCGCAAGAAAACCGACGAATGGCGGAAGCAGACCACAAAGACCGAACAGGAGATCGAGCGCGTCCGCAAGGAGGCGGAAGGGCTGAAGCAGCAGCTGGCGGCGGCAAAGGCAATGGCGGAAGCCGCATCTTCGGACGCGGAAAAGGAGCGTCTGACCGAAGAAGTCGAGGCGCTGCGCAAAAAGCTTGCCATGTCCGATAAAGACGTAACGGCTGCACAGCTGTATTTCTACCAGTGGCAGGCAGCCTTTAACCAGCTGACACAGGCCATTTCCAACATCAAGGACGAGGATAAGGCCGGAAAGCTCTGCGCGGCGATCCGCGCCCAGCTGGCCGCGTGGGGGAAGGCGATGGAGGGCACAGCATGAGTAAAGCTGTTTTAATCAGCCTCCACCCGGAGTGGTGTGAGAAGATCATCAACGGGCAGAAGACCATTGAGGTGCGCAAGACGCGCCCGAAGATGAACCCACCGTTTAAGTGCTACATTTACCGTTCGGTTCAGGGCGGCGTCATCGGCGAGTTTGTATGCGACCACATTTTTGAAAGGATCGTCAGAGTAGGAGCAAGCTGTGAAGCGCCGAAATATTGCATCTGCGATTGGAACATGGACTGCACACCCCTTGATACGCTTCTTGCAGATGCCTGCCTGACAAAAGACGAGCTGGAGAAGTATCTGGACGGCGGCGTCGGCTACGGCTGGCATATCTCCAACCTGAAAATCTACGATACGCCGAAGGAACTGATAGAATTTCACACTTGGAAAAAATGCAAATCATGCAACAAGAGTGGGTACGAAAGCACAGCCTGTATCTATGATGAAAATTGCATAATTCCAGCGGCGATTACTAAAGCACCACAAAGCTGGTGCTATGTGGAGGAAGAGATATGGAACGATTGACAAGTCCTAATATCAACGTAGACCCGGGTACCGACCGATTTCTGCACGCCGCGATCGGCGGCAAGGAAATCGACTGGAAGCAGTGCCGGGACAGCACGCTCAACGTGCTGATCAACGGCCCAACGAGCAACGGCTTTGGCAAGGATATTTTCCGCAAGATGGCCCGCGATCTGTACGGACGGCTGAAAGCCTACGAGGACACGGGGCTTGAACCGGAAGCAGTGGAAACGGTTAAGCTTGCGCTGGCCGCAAAGCATTTGGTAGACCTCGAAACGCTCAACAATACGCCAATCAGCAGGCTTGTAGAGCTTGCCGAGGCCGACAAGGACGGGCGCGTCAGGATCATGCCGGAAAGCCAGAACGAAACATGCGGGAATTGCGACAATTTCAAGCGCGAATCGGGAACCAGGCACGGGTTGTGCGCGAAGCGGCCGCACCCGCGCAACAGATACGGGAAAATAGATCGCAGCAGGAAATTTATTGTGTACCAGAACACACAGAGTTGCAAATTCTACACACCGCTCTGCCTCTGTGCAGAGCGGGCGATGGAGGGCAAGAAGGATGGCAACGAAACGAGTATGTGACCGCTGCGGGGCGGAGATAAACCCCACAAGCTCTGCGACGTATGTAAACGTACGACGCGCGTTCCATGAGAAATCACCTGATATTGAGCTTTGCTGTTCCTGCGCGATGCAAATCAAAGAATGGCTTAAGTCGTGTGTAGAGGAGGGCAAGAAGAATGGCAAAACGTAAAAACATGATGGATATGATGGACATGACGCCGGTCTGTGAGAGGTGCGGGAAGGTCGCGCCGGTGGACGAAAAGCTATCGACTCCGAACTGGACAGTTTACCGGACAAAAGAGCCGTGCGAATGCGGCGGGAAATACACGGCGCGTGCGTTTTTGGACGAACGCGTGCTTTCCTTGTGCGATAAGGAGGCCGACCATGCGACTGATTGATGCGGATGCAGTCTACAACAAGGCGATGGAGAACCACCGAAAGGGCGAAATTGAAGATTGGGAGTTTGACTCGATTATTAACTATCTGGACGGTGCGCCCACCATTAACACCGTAGAAATCGTGTACTGCAAGGACTGCAAACACAAGGTGCGAACCGACGCAAACGGTATTGTCATCTGCTCTGAGGAGCACGGCATGTATTGCCCAACCGAGAATGATTTCTGCAGATACGGAGTGAAAAAGGGAGAAACACCAGAATGAGCGGGCTGCGGTTTGAATCCATGGCGGACATGCCGCCGAGGATGCGGGAGCTGTATGCCCGGCAGCAGATCGACCTCTCAGGCGCTACGGCGCCAGCTCCCCTTCACAAGGGGAGCCGTGGGAAGACGAAGTACGGCAGCCGGAAGGATACGCGCGGCGAGCTGCGCTTCGACAGCCAGAAGGAGGCACGGCGGTATGACGAGCTGATGGTCATGCTGCGGGCCGGGATCATCTCCGACCTGCGGCTGCAGCCGCAGTTCACCTTGCAGGAGAGTTACATCACCGAGACTGGCGAGCGCATCCGCGCAGCGCGGTACACGGCGGACTTTTCGTACAAATTCGGCGGCAAGCTGGTCGTCGAGGACGTGAAGTCGACCGCAACGCGGACCAAGGAATATTTGAGGAACCGCAAATTCATGCGGTCCAAATTCGGGATCGAGATCCAGGAGGTCTAACATGCCAAAAAAAAACGAGAGCAGCCCGCGCGAGGCATGCGGGCTGCCGAAGCAGGGCAATGCCTGTCCGTATGCAAAGCTCGCGCCGTATCTTTGCGCGCGGTGCGGCTGGAACCCGGATGAGCACGCGCGGCGGCAGGCGCTGCCGCTGACAGAGAACGCCGACGGGCTGCGGCACAAAGACATCAGCCAGCCCGAGGACTAAGACCAGCAATCAGCCGGGGAACCATATTTTTCGGACTTATGCCGCGGCCGCTCCGCCATGAGACGGCCGCGGGAGGATCACCCCGGCTCTGCATCCGGCCCGCGAAACCTCAAGCCCGCGGGCCGGGGATAAAAAGCGCGTGTGGAACGTGCGCGCGGATGGAAACCGTCAACGTTACCCCACGCCGGGTGTCGGGATCGCCCGGCGGCATCGTGTTACCTCCTTATGGAAAGCTGTCTGAGCAGACAAGGGCAGCTCGTCTGCGGCGACAGGGGGACGCGCAGGCGCAGGCGGTGCAAGTCCGCCCTGCATAGGGGCCGGGAGACCGGCCCCTGATGAAAGGAGAATGGAAATGTCACACGTAGTCGATCTGACGGGCACGGATTTTGGATATTTGCACGTCATCGGGCGGGATACCAGCAAAAAAGGAGATACGGCACACTGGATCTGCCGGTGTAAATGCGGGACCATCTGCAGCAAGGACGGCAGATACCTCCGGAACGGGAATGCAAAAAGCTGCGGATGCTTCCGGAAAGAACGCGCGGCCACGCTCGTCACCAAGAGGAATCCAGCCAAAAAGCCAAAAGCCGAACCGAAGAAGAAAAAATTCGGCCGCGGCCCGCAGCGGGCAGGCTCCGGGATCTGCTACAACCCACTCTGCCCGACGCGCAACAACTACCGCGGCGCCTGGAGCTGCACCGAATGCCGCTTCTGCCCGGAACGCAAATTTGCCCGCCAGTCCAAGCGGGAAGTAATTACACTTTGAAGGGAGTATCAAAATGGCAGAAATCATGGGCGCGTTTGCGCACGACCTAGACAATTTTGTCGCATACTACGAAAAACAGCAATGGGATACCAGTTTCCGTGGCGAGCAATACCCGCCGCGCATCGTCATGGAGCAGTCCACGCCGCCGCTCTTCGAAGTGGGGGCGGACGGTGCAAAGACGCTGGTGCCTAATCCGACAATTCAGATTATTGGTCGACCGGAGACTGAGGTTGTTACGACCGGCAAACTGCAGATCAGCAAAAAGGATTTCACAAATCTGACCAACCGCGCCGCCGCTCTGCTGGAGCTGTTCCTGCATGGATTTATGCAGGAGCGCAAGGAAATGGAGGCGGCGAAGGAATGAGCAGAAAAGAAAAACGCCGGGAAGCGCTGCTGCTCGGCAAAAAAGATATGAGTTTTACGGAGATCATGCAGGCGATAGAGGCGTGCAGGGCGGACGACTGCGACAAATGCCTGTTGAGCGGCGGCCCCATCGCAGGATGGTTCCCGGAGGATGTACCGGACTGCTATGCCGTGCTGCTCAAAAATGCCGGGGAGAAGCTGCTGGAATACTACCAGAAGATCCGGGAAAACGACGCGGCGGAAGAAAATCAGAGAAAAACAGAAGAAAATATCAAAAAACGAGGAAGCAAGAGCGAGGGAGTCTTGGACTCGTGCCCCGTTTGCCCGGTATGCAACTATGTCTTCGACGAATTCAGCGTGAGCGACGATGCAAGACGGCACATCTTTCCATTTGGCGCAGAAGACAACCTTGACTTTGGACTCGAAGAACGAATCGTCAGACCACAAAAATGCCCGCAATGCGGCATGAAAATCGCTGGGATTAGGTGGACGGAGCCCAAGTTTGTTGGGAACCGCAAGGAATTCTCGTTCAGCCGTCCGCAGGAAGACGTGGAGGAAAAAAGAAAATGATTTTGCTGGAATGCACAGTCGGACTGCGTGACGGCGATCGGAAAAAGCTTCAGGAGCAGCTTGCGGCGGAGGTCGGGCAGCCAGTCGTTATTCTGCCGAGCGGCGTATTGCGGGCGAAAGAGCGGAATATCCTGTTCCTTTGCGACAGAAAGGCTTGCGAGAAATGCAGCTATCCACAGTGCAGGCATACGCCGGAGCTGGAACACGCCAGAAATTTTGCACCAGCAGGATTTACGAAGCGCACGGACGGCGTGTGGGTAGAGCAGGAGGGCGTAACGATGGAAGTGAAGATAGACCAGGACAAACTTGAAAAGAGGCTAGTTGAAGCAATGAGGGAGGCGATGGGACTTGAAACAGAAAAACGCAGTCCGCATGGTCTGGCGCTGGGATGATATCTTCCGTGTCTACCGATGCCCATACTGCGGAAGACCGGAGAAACTGTGCTTCGAACTCTGGAAAAAGGGCGGTTTGAAAAAGAGCCTGCCGAGCCGCTGTACATACTGCAAAGGAGAATTGGAAGGAGTGGAAGGAGAAGAAAATGATCATTGAGATCTTGGAGCTTGCTGCTGAGCTGGAGTGGATCGCGCTGGGCGTGCTGGTGTTTTTTAAGCTGCGAATCCTGAAAAGCAGGATAGACGCGTTGCTTGACGAAATGTGGCCGAAGTCTCCGGCTACACTGCGAGACGAGACACCAATCGGACCGGGTCCAGATCCGGCCGGGAAAAAAGGCCCGTGGCCAATCTGCCCGGAATGTTGGGCTGTGGGCTGCTGCCGCTGGGACGAAAAGACAGATACGTGTACGTGTACGGCGTGCGGGTACACAGAAGAAGGGACTGCCAGTTGAACGCATGGCCGGAATTTCCGGCCACGCTTTGAGCGGGCAGATGGCCATGTAGGGGCGGACGGCTCTGTCCGCCCGGGAGAAAGAGGTGTGGATGATGGCAAAGAGACACAAGCGCCGCCTGTTTACCGGGGCGGTATGTACGCAGATTGTTTATACCGTGTCCGATGGCGCGGATCCAAAGACCAGCCGGCCGAAGAAGCCGCGGTTCCAGTCGCAGGAAGAACGCGAGGAATTCAACACCAGGATCTCGGCTGCAAAGTTTGCGGCGCTGGTCAACGCCAACTTCTCTCCGACCAGTTATTACTCCACGCTCACGCTCGATCCCGAGCATGAGGTACATACCGCGCAGGAGATGCGCAGGATCCGGGACAACCTGTACCGGCGCTTGGTGTATCACTACCCAAAGGCAAAGATCGTCATCGTCTACGGCCGTGGCAAATCGACCAACCGCTTCCACCTGCACCTGATCACGGACGGCATTCCTGCCGATGCGCTGGGCCAGCTATGGGGCCTAGGCAGCGTCATCGACTGCAAGCCACTGCGGAAGCACAACTACTATCTGGATGAGAACGGACATAAGGTCGACCACGGGCAGGACTACAAGGCGTTGGCCAACTACCTGCACGGTCACTGGCGCAAGGAGTTCGGCGGCCACCGGTACAAGGCCAGCCGCAGCTGCGTCCGGCCGGAGCCGGAGCCCGCGACCGAGGCGGTCCGGGACTACAGCCCGACGCGCCCGCCAGTCGCCCCGCGCGGCTACATCCTCGTCGAGTCCAGAGCCACGCAGTATGGATTCCTATATTTCAAATATGTATGGGATCCCAAAAACGAGACACATAAGCGGACCGGGAGCCGCCTTCTTTAAGCCTTGTAAATGTGTTGAGTTTTGCGACGAAGAAGGAAGGAGCTGAACAGATGTCGAAACCGAGATACTGGTGGTACGGGAATGTCTGCCGCACCATCGGCGAATACCCGAAACTGAGCCGACAGGTTCGGGATATGAGCCGGCAGAAGATCACGCCGGGATATTCCTCGCAGCCAGGCGGGCAATCCTCCGGCCGCGCCGTCGAGGACATTGCGGTGCGCGTCCTGTCATCACGGGAGTACGAGGACTACACGGCGATCAAGTCCGCCATCAACACCGTGCAGACCTGGCGGGACGGCGGCGATGTGCTGGAGATCGTGCGCCTGCATACATGGATCTGGCCGCGCGAGAGTCTGGAGTCCGCTGCCAGACAGGTACACGTGAGCACATCCACGGCCAAGCGGATGTACAGCCGCTTTGTCTACGAGGCAGCGCGGGCAATGGGCTACCGCAAAAGTTGAGCTAACAGAGCCTAAAATCTGTGCTACAGTGATAGCGTGAAGAATTGGAGGGAACAGGATGCAGCCATGGGCCACACGCTTTTACGCCTCCGCGCGCTGGAAGAAATGCCGCGCCGGGTATATCAAGTTCCGCCGGACAATCGATGGCGGGCTGTGCGAAGAATGCCGGGACAAGCCGGGCTACATCGTCCACCACAAGCGGGCGCTCACGCCGGACAACATCACCGACCCGGACGTCAGCCTGTCCTACTCCAACCTCGAGTACGTCTGTAAAGACTGTCACGATCAGTTCGACGGTCACGGCGTCGCAAAATCTCTGACGCAAAAAATTTTCTTCGACGCCGCCGGAGACCCGATCCCCCCCGTCGCGCGAGGCCGGGGTGCCGGCTAGATCACCGCACGCCCTATCTCGGAAGAACACGCAGGCCGTTCGCGAGGCCCCCCTACAAAAGAGCGGCGATAAGTAATCTACGCGCACGCGCGGACAGACGGCAAAAATCACGCGAAAAGGAGGCGGTTTTTGTGGCGAACAGGCAGGAAAAGACAAAGGAACAGCGTATCCGCGCCGAGAAGGCCAGACTCCGGAGGATCTACAAGCTTCTGCCGAAGGAAGCAGCCGGGACTGTCGCGGGCCTCATCGATCAGGCAGCCTTTATGCGAATCGAGTGCGAGGACATGGCGGACGACCTGCGGGAAAACGGCTGGACGGAGAAATTCCAGCAGTCGGAGCGGCTCGAGCCCTATGACCGCGCCCGGCCAATCGGGCAGGCGTACAACTCCACGAACGCAAATTACCAGAAGATCATCAAGCAGCTCACGGCGCTCCTGCCGAAGCCGGACACCGCGCAGAAACAGGAGGACGACGGCTTTGCAAGCTTTGTCCGGGAGCGTGACGAGCTGTGACGCGCTATCCAGAAACGTACAATCCGATCCTCGAATACTGGGCCGCGATCCAGTCCGGACGTGAAACGGTGAGCCTCAAGGTGCAGAAGACCTACAGACATGTGGTCACGCAGCTTGAAAACGCGGATTCCGAGTTTTATTATTCCCCGCGCCGGGCAAACCACGTCCTCGAATTTTTTGAAAACTACTGCCACCACTCCAAGGGCAAGGCGGGCGGCCAGCTCGTCCGGCTGGAGCTATGGGAAAAAGCACTGCTGGCGACTGTCTTCGGATTTATCGACATTGAAGGAAACCGGCAGTACCGCGAGGCCATCCTCATCGTCGGCAAGAAAAACGGCAAATCGCTGCTGGCCTCCGGCGTCGGCCTGTATTTGCAGACGGCGGACGGTGAGGCTGGCCCGGAGGTCTACGCCGTGGCCACCAAGCGAGACCAGGCGAAGATCATCTGGCAGGAAGCAAAGCGGATGGTCAAGAAGTCCCCGGCGCTCTGCCGCCGGATGCGCAGTCTGGTCGCTGAGCTGGACAGCGATTTTAACGACGGCGTTTTCAAGCCGCTGGCCTCTGACAGTGACACCCTCGACGGCCTCAACATCCATGGGGCCATGATGGATGAGATCCACCAGTGGAAGAGCGGGCGCGCCCTGTACGACATCATCGCCGACGGCGTGACGGCCCGTGAGCAGCCGCTGATCTTTATCACTTCCACCGCGGGCACCATCCGCGAGGACATCTACGACGAGAAATACGAAGAAGCCGAGCGCATCATAAACGGCTACGAAGATCCGGACGGGTACCACGACCCGCGCCGGATCGCGTTTATTTACGAGCTCGACAAGCGCAGCGAGTGGACAGACCCGGGCTGCTGGAAAAAGGCAAATCCGGGCCTCGGGACGATCAAGTCCTACACGGCCCTCAAAGAGCGGGTCGAGCGAGCGGAGAAAAACCCGGCCCTCGTCCGCAACCTTGTCTGCAAGGATTTCAACATCCGCGAGACCTCCAGCGAAGCCTGGCTCAACTTCGAGCAGCTCGACAACCGCGACACCTTCCAGCTCGACAAGGAAAACCGCCGCCTGATCTGGCAGCATTACATGGCGGACGGGAATGTGCAGGAGCGCGTCCTGTCCTACCCGCGCTACGGCATCGGCGGAGCGGATCTGTCCAAGACCACCGACCTGACGGCGGCGAAGGTGCTGTTTCAGGTGCCGGAGCTGCCGGAGATCCTGTTTGTGCTGCAGATGTACTGGCTGCCGCAGGACCTTTTGGAAAAGCGCGTCACGGAGGACAAGATCCCCTACGACAAGTGGCATGAGCGAGGGCTGCTCCGACTGTCAGAGGGAAACAAGATCCGCTATGAGGACGTCAAAGCCTGGTTTGTCGAGGTACAGGAAGACCTCGATATTTTCCTGCCGTTTTTCGGCTACGACGCTTGGTCTGCGACCTACTGGGTCGACAGCATGGCGGACTACTTCGGGGCCGAGGCAATGATCGCCGTGCATCAGGGTGTCAAGACCCTGTCCGAGCCCATGAAGCGCTGCGGGAACGACCTGAAATCCAAGCGTATTATTTACAATAACCACCCGATCGACAAGTGGAACCTCGCAAACACCGCCTACGACGAGGACAAAAACGGCAATATTCAGCCGCACAAAACGAGCAAATCCACGCGCCGCATCGACGGCACGGCGGCCCTGCTCGACGCCTACACGATCTACGATCAGAAGCAGGCGGAATACACCAGTATGCTCTAGGAGTGAGACAATGGGATTTTTTAAAAACCTCCTGACGAATATCACGACCACCAAGCGCGTCTCGACCGTCCAGATGGTGCAGGAGCGCGGGAATGGCTTTTACAGCTACAACGGCAAGATGTATCAGTCCGATATCGTCCGCGCCTGCATCCGGCCCAAGATCAAGGCCATCGGAAAGCTGACGGCCAAGCACATCCGGGAGACCATCACCGCCCAGACGCGGAAGATCGCCGTCAACCCGGAGCCGTACATCCGCTTCCTACTCGAAGAACCGAACCAGTACATGACAGGCCAGCTGCTGCAGGAGAAGCTGGCCGCGCAGCTGGTGCTCAACAACAACGCGTTTGCCGTGATCCTCCGGGATGAAAACGGCCTGCCGAACGCCATTTTCCCGGTCGCGGCCATGCAGGCCGACGCCGTTTACGACGCGGGAGGCAATCTGTACCTGAAATTTTACATGCAGAACGGCAATGTGCTGACGTTTGCCTATGACGACATCATCCACCTGCGCGGGGATTTTTACGAAAACGACATCTTCGGCGACCCCATTGCTCCGGCTATCGTGCCGCTGATGGAGATCGTCACCACGACGGATCAGGGCATCGTCAAGGCAATCAGAAACAGCGCCGTGATTCGCTGGTTGCTGATGTTCGCCGCGTCCATGCGCCCGGAGGACGTGAAGCAACGCGCGCAGGACTTCGCGGACAGTTTCCTGAACGTGACTAACGGCACGGGCGTCGCGGCCGTCGACGCAAAGGCTGAGGCCAAGCAGATCGACCCCAAGGACTACGTCCCGAACGCCGCCCAGATGGATAAGACCACGCAGCGCATCTATGCCCTGTTCAATACCAACCAACACATCGTCACATCCATTGCGACGGAGGATGAGCAGAACGCCTATTTTGACGCCGAGATCGAGCCGGTTTTGAAGCAGCTGAGCGGCGAGTACACCCGCAAGCTATTCTCCCGCCGCGAACGCGGCTGCGGAAATCGCATCGTCTTTGAGGCGTCCGCGTGGGACTTTGCGTCGACATCGACAAAGCTCAATCTCTTGCAGCTGGTCGACCGAGGCGCGCTGACGCCGAACGAATGGCGCCGCGCCTTTAACCTCGCGCCGGTCGACGGCGGTGACAAGCCAATCCGGCGGCTCGATACGCAGCCGGTCAATCAGAATACCAACCAGAAGGGAGATGAAACCGCATGAAGATCAGCATTCGCGGACCCATCGTGTCCAGCAACCAGCACCGCTTTTATCAGTGGTACGGCATGGAGGCGACGAGCCCTAAATCCGTAGCCGACGCGCTTGCATCCGGAAACGGTGAGCGGGCAGAGGTCGAGATCAATTCCGGCGGCGGCGAGATCTTCGCCGCGAGCGAGATCTATACCGCACTGCGCAACTACGCGGGCGGCGTCCACATCCGCATCGTCGGCCTCGCGGCCTCGGCCGCGTCCATCATCGCCATGGCGGGCGAGTCGGAGATGACGCCGACCGGCATGATGATGATCCACAACGTCCAGTCCAGCGCCGACGGCGACTACCGCCAGATGGAGCACACCGCCGGCGTCCTGCGTGACGCCAACCACGCCATTATCTCGGCCTACGTCGCCAAGACCGGCAGGCCGGAAGCGGAGATCGCCGCCATGATGGACGCAGAAACATGGATCACAGCGGAGCGGGCCGTAGAACTCGGCCTCGTTGACCGCGTGATGCAGCCGGATACCGGCCAGAAGCCGCTGGCCGCGGATTTTTATTCTGGCATGCTCAGCGAAGACGCGCTCCGGCGCGCGGAAAACTTTTTAAAAGGTCAGGACGCAGAGCCTGATTTTTTTATGCCCGAACGGGCGCAGGCAGAAGCAAAACTGAAATTTTTAAAACTCAAAGGAGAATTGAAATGACAAAGGAAATTTACAACATTCAGCGCCAGAAGCTCATGGACGACGCCCAGAAGCTGCTGGACGAAAGCAAGACCGCAGAGGCACAGGCCAAGATGAAAGAAGTCGAGGCCCTCGACGCCAAGTTTGAGGAGGAAGCCAAGATCCAGGCGAACCTCAACGCCCTCGCGGGCCAGAAGGTCGCGGCCCCGGCTGCGGCGGCACAGTCCGTCGACCTGTCCGGCACGGCAAAGACTCCGGACGTGCTCGACCGGTACGACACCGACGAGTACAAGCGGGCCTTTATGAACTACGTCCTGACCGGCAAGAAGATCCCCGCGGAGCTGACCAACGCGGACGCGAACACCAAGACTTCCGACGTCGGCGCAGCCATCCCGACAACGACGCTGCAGAAGATCTACGAAAAGATCGAAGCGACCGGCATGATCCTGCCGCGCGTGACGCACACGTCCTACAAGGGCGGCGTGACCGTCCCGACCAGCTCCGCCAAGCCGACGGCCTCCTGGGTGGCCGAGGGCGCAGGCTCCGACAAGCAGAAGAAGGCACTCGGCTCCATCACGTTTGCCTACCACAAACTGCGCTGCGCGATCTCCATGTCGCTTGAGGTCTCCATCGTGACCTACCCGATGTTTGAATCGCAGTTTGTCGCCAACGTGGCCGAGGCCATGGTAAAGGCCGAGGAACAGGCCATCATCAGCGGCTCCGGCTCCGGCCAGCCGAAGGGCATCACCAAGGAGACCGCCGTGACCGGCCAGAACATCGACATTGCCGCAGCGACGACCGCGCTAACCTACAAGGACATCACCGCAGCCGAGGCCGCGGTGCCGCAGGAATATGACGCGGGCGCGGTCTGGTGCATGACGAAGAAAACGTTCTTCGAGCAGATCGTTGGCATGGTCGACAGCAACGGACAGCCCGTCGCCCGCACCAACTACGGCACGAACGGAAAGCCGGTTTACTCCCTCTTTGGCCGCGAGGTCGTCCTCGTCGGCGATTATTTGCCGTCCTTCGCGGCGAGCGTGACCGCGGACACGATCTTTGCCTTTATCTTTGATTTCAAGGACTACCTCTGGAACGAAAATCTGGGCATGACCTTCCGCAAGTACACCGACAACGCGACCGACGACGAGGTCACCGTCGCGCTGGCGCTCGTCGACGGTAAGGTCGTCGACAAGAACAGCCTCGTCACGCTGACCAAAAAGAAGGCTTGACGGCGCGCGGCCAACAGGGAGGGATAACCAATGGCTTTGATCAACGTTGCAAAAACCGCCCTGCGGCTGACCACAAACGCCCTTGACGACGAGCTCGCCGACGAGATCGACGCCTGCCTCCTGCGCCTGCACCTTGCGGGCGCAGAGGGAGCGGACGAAGATCCGCTGGTCAAAGACGCCGTCCGCGCATACGTCCGCTGGCAGCATGATTTCTGCGGCCGGGGCGAGGAATGGAAGACGTGCTTTGAGGAGCTGCGCGACACGATGGGCCTGTCCGACGACTATTCGCCGGGCACCGAGGGAGGGGGCACGTGCTGTGATCTTTGACACCCAGATCACGCTGCGCCTGCTGTCCTACCCCATCGTGAGAGGGAAGACCACCGAAAAGCTCGAACGCGAGACAACCGTCTGGGCTGCCCGCAAGTCCGTAAACCGCGCCGAGTATTACCAGGCCGCACAGGCCGGCAAGCGCACGGACGCAATTTTCCGCGTGCACAGCGCGGAATACGGCGGCGAGCAGCAGCTCGCCTGCGGCTCGGACGTCTTTGACGTCGTCCGCAGTTACGGCGCAGAGACGGAAGAGGTAGAGCTGACCTGCAAACGGAGGGACGGCGCATGATGATCTATGAGGCGCTGGCAGACCTGGGCGTACCGGTCTGCCACCCGCCATACAAGGGCGCGGAAGAGACCTACATCACCTATCAGCTGCTCGGCCAGTCCGGTCAGTTCTACGCCGAGGGCGGAGAGGCCGAGACCGGCGTGCAGTACGCCGTTTCCATCTTTGCCGAGGGCTTTGCCGCCGGGCTTTTAAAGCGTGTGAAAGCCGCGCTGGAGGCCGCTGGCTACATCGTCACCGTCGACATGGAAACATACGACAAGGAAACAGGCCGCACGCAGATCGCGCTCATCGCCGAGACGGAGGGCGCAGCCTATGGCTAACATCTCCATCACCGGTGTCGACGAGCTCATGGCCACGCTCCAGAAAGCGAATGTTTTTGATGAGGACATGCAGCAGGAGCTCCTGTACGCCGCCGGGGATATCATCGTCGAGGAACTGCAAAAAATGGTAAAGGTGAGCGGGTTTCAGACCGAGGCATATGCATCCAGCGTGAAATACCGCAAAACCATCAAACGCGACAAAAACGGAGACCCGTACATATCCATCACCGCAGTCGGCAAAAACGAGCACGGAACGCGCAGGGCGACCGTGCTTTTTGTTTTGAATTACGGCCGCGCGAAGGAGTACGGGCAGATCACAGGAACTTATTTTTGGACAAAGGGCGTCAGGAACGCGCAGAAGCGCGTAAACACGGAGCTCGAAAAGATCCTTACACAAAAGCTGAAAGAAAGGGGCCTATTGTAAATGCCTAGTTTTGACTTACGCGGCATCCGGGCGGGAAAGTATAAAAACACGTCCGGCACCGTAACCTACACAGAGCCGACCGACGTCGGCGACGCCATGAGCGCGCAGCTGGAACTCAAGTTCGCCGAGGGCCGTCTGTACGCCGAATCCAAGCTGGCCGAGTATATCAAGCTTGCCACCGGCGGCACGATCTCGCTGGCCGTAAAGTACCTGAAAAAGAACGCGCAAACCATGTTTTATGGCTGCACGTCCGACGCCAGCAAGGAAAATCTGAAATTCTCGGCCAAGGACATTGCAAACTATGTCGGCATCGGCTTCTACGCGCCGGATAAGATCGACGGCGTGACCAAGTACACCTGCATCTGGGTGCCGAAGGTGCTGTTCGGCCCGCCCTCGATGAGCTATCAGACCAAGGGCGAGAACATCCAGTTCAACACGCCGACCACGACCGGCGAATTCCTCGCAGACGATTCGACCGACGAGCTGCTGCTCGAGACCGAGACCGTCGACACCGCGGCGGAGGCCGTTGCCTGGATCAAGGGAAAGTTGGGTGAGGCCTGATGGAGACGACCAAGCTCAACACCGTCGACTATGAACTTGAGGGCCGGGTCTACCGGCTCTCCTGCAACATGAACGTCCTTGCCGACGTGCAGGACGAATACGACGGCAATCTGCTGCGCGCGCTGAATACGGTGCACGGCCTCAAAAGCACGCTGGCCTTCCTGGCCGCCATGCTGACAGACGCCGCAGACACGCAGGGCATCACCGACGAAAACGGCCTTCCGCTGCGCTTTACGAGCAAGCAGCTGGGCCGGAAGCTCACCATGCACCAGACGCTTGAGGCCGGGACGCGGATCTATCCGCTGATCCAGGCCGCAGTCACGCCGCCGGAGGAAGAACTCGGTGAAAAAACGTCGGAAGACGAAAAAAACTGACACCGCCGGGGAAACCGAAGCAGCTGGGCTTTGATTTCCCCGGCTTCCTCGCAATCTGGCTCTTCCGGCTGCATCTGCCGGAGCGGGATTTCTGGAAGGCCATGAGCCCGCGCCGCCTGACGCTCCTGCTTGACGCGCTGGAGCCGCCAAAAAAGCCGGAAGCGCCGCAGAGCCTCTCGGCCTACATAAACGGAGGCACGTAATATGCCAAATATCAACACAAAATTTACGCTTTCGGGCGAAAAAGAATACAAGCAGGCAATTTCCGAGATCGGCAGCGGCATGAAGGTGCTGGACGCCGAGATGCGGAAAGTAACGTCTGCGTATGGGAAAAATGCAGACAGCGCAAAGCTGCTAGGGCAACAGAATGACATCCTGCAACGGCAGATCTATTCGCAAACAGAAAAGATCCGCTATATGCAAGAGGCTCTGAAAAATTCCGTAAAAAAAACGGGAGAATCCAGCAAAGCTACAATGGCGTGGAAGGCCAGCCTGCAAAACGCAACAGCGAAACTGAACGATCTAAATAACCAGATGCGCGAAAATGAAAAGCGCATGGAAGGTGAAAAAGAACAAAAATACCGTAAAAATATCGAACGGCTCAGCGCAAGCATGGACGTGCTGGACGCCGAGATGCGGAAGGTATCGGCAAAATATGCGGATAACGCAGAATCAGCAGAACTTTCTGCGGCGAAAACGGACCTGCTAACCCAAAAAATAAGCCTGCAGTATGACAAAATCGATAACCTGAAAGCTGCGCTCGAAGAAGCTGCAGAAAATTACGGATCAAACGCAGTGGAAACGCTGCGCTGGGAAAAAGAACTCAATAACGCGGAAGCCGAGCTTTACAAGCTGAACGGACAGCTGAAAAACAACACAGAGCAGATAGAAGACACGACCACCGCAACCGAGGACGCCGGGCAGAGCATGGGCAACCTCGGCGACGTGGTGAACGGCCTGACGTCCAAGCTTGGCATCCAGCTGCCGGACAGCATGAAGTCCTCCATGAACGCCATGGGTAGCCTCGATGCGCAGTCACTGGCGCTGGCGGGCGGCTTCGCTGCCGTCGCGGCGGCGATCGTCAAGGCAGAAAAAGCCATGATCTCCATGACGAAGGAGTCCGCCGCCTTTGCCGACAACATCATCACGCTTTCCATGCAGACCGGGCAATCGACACAGCAGCTGCAGGAGTTTTCCTACGCAACCGAGCTGATCGACGTATCCGTCGACACCCTGCAGGGAAGTCTGACAAAACTGACCAACAACATGCAGGACACGATGAACGGCACGGGCAATGCGAAGGCATCCTTTGACGCCCTGGGCATCTCCGTCACCAACGCCGACGGCAGCATGCGAAGCGCGAACGACGTTTTTTATGAGACAATCGACGCGCTCGGAAAAGTGAAAAACGAAACCGAGCGGGACGCCATGTCCATGGACATTTTCGGCCGCTCCGCGCAGGATCTGAATCCGCTGATCATTCAGGGATCGAAAACGCTCAAGGCCTACGCTGACGAAGCCCATAACATGGGATACGTGCTGGACGACGAGGCGCTTTCCGCACTCGGCGCGGTCGACGACGCCTATCAGCGCCTGCAGAAGACACAGGAGGGCGTCAAAAACCAGCTGGCCGTCGAGTTTGCCCCGTACCTCGAAGAATTCTACGGCGACGTCACCACCATGGTCAAGGACGGCGGCAAGGCCATCAAGGACTCCGGCATCGTCGACGCCTTCGGCATGCTGCTTGAGACCGTCGGCGATATCCTCAATCCAATGTCCGACCTGTCCAACAACCGCGTCCCGGCGCTGACCAAGGCGCTGCAGCCGCTGGCAAAGGTCATGGCGCTCATGGCCGACGCGGCGGAGCTGCTCAAAGGCGTCATCAACTTCGGCACCGGCCACATCAGCGAGGGCTGGGGCCAGATGAAGCATGCGCTGGGCTTCGGCTACAGCAGCGGCAACGGCAACAACTACCAGAACCTGCTCGACAGCTACAACGAGCAGCAGTGGGGCCAGAGCGCGTCCGACCTCTCCAAGGCCTACGAAGAGGCCGTCGCCCGCGGAGACTCGTCGACCCTCGGTATCACCGAGGACGAATGGCGCAGGCGGTATCTGGGCGGCAACGCCGCCGGCACGGACAACTGGTCTGGCGGCTGGACGAAGGTAAACGAAAACGGCCTCGAGCGGATCTATCTCCCCTCCGGCTCGCGCATCCAGACGGCCAGTGAGACCCGCTACACCTCCGGCGACACCTACAACACCACCGTCTACGTCGACCACGTCGAAGACCTCGACACCATCCTCCGCATCGCCAAAAACGCGAGGATCACAGCCAGAATGGGGGCGAAGTAAATGGGCGTTTTAACGCTTTACGCAAACGACTCCGCAGTCATTGACTACAGCGCGCCGAACACGAACTATTACGGAGCCACAGAGACAGACGAATATGGGCGGCCCATGTACTTCACGTTCGCCCCGACCGCGGATCAGATAGCAGCGATCAGGTATCACAAGATCACGGCTGTCACGTTCTACCTGTACATGTCGTACAGATATAATGCGAGCAATGCGGGAGTCACGATCGCGATCCTGCACGAATCAATAGATCTGCAGAAGATCACGTACAACACTGAGCCTTTTGTCTACGGCGGATACAAAATCAGTGGCCCATTGAGCCTTGAACCAAGCGGATATTATAACAGGGCGGTGGAACTCAAAGCGTCGGAACTGAAGAATCTGCTGACGTATGGAGCAAAAGCAACCACGAGCGGGAAAACCGTGCAGACGGCAAAATCGTCGCACAAGCCGTATATCGAGATCACATACGAGGATACGACCGTAACGCCGGAACTCAACGCAAAGAGCGGCGTGGGCGTGCTGGCGTCGGAAATTGCGCAGACCATCGAATGGTATTATCACTGGGATAGCTATTCTGCCTATGATTTGCCGACCATTACCGCGCAGCAGTTCCGCTGGAGGGTAAAAAACTCCAGCACGGTCCATACGATCGATCTGGGCGCGAATGACACAAGCGTGACGATCGCTGCTGGCGAGTTTCCGGTTGGTGAAAATGAGTGGGCCGTGCAGGTGACGACCTCGTTGGGCGTGACCACACTATCCTCGTGGTACAGGTTTGAAGTAAAGAACCCAATCATTTCCGGGATGTCGCCGGGAGCTGGGGCCTATACGCCAAAGCACGCTGCAGGAGTCTTTTCGTGGGACGTTCAACAAGAAGCCTTATACTCGCCTGTATCCGTCGAGCAGAAAAGCGCGACACTCTACTGGCGGAAAACCGGCACAACGACCACACATAGCATTGCCATTTCCGGCTCGAAGAAGAGCTATACCATGCCGGCAGAGACGTTTTCCGACGAGTCCGTCGACTGGATGGTCACGGCGATCACCGCAGGTGATCTGACGGCAACGTCTGCCTGGGTGACGGTCTCAACGACCGAGGCCACGCCGTCCTGTAAGGCGATCTCCCCGGCGGGCATCGTCATCGACGCCACCATCGTCAACCGATTCAGCTGGCAGCACATCATTTCCACAGGAACGCCGCAGAGCAAGGCCGACCTGCAGTGGTCCGCCGACGGCACGACCTGGAACACGCTCGCGACCGTCACCGGCGAAAATCAGTACTACGACGTGCCCGCGAACACCTTTACGAGCGGGACGAAATACTGGCGCGTCCGCACCTACAACACCGACGGCACGGCCTCGGCGTGGAGCGACAAGGCAGAGTTTATCGCCATCAATGCCCCATCGGCCCCGTCCATCGTCATCCAGTCCACCGGCCCGCGCCCGCGCATCACCTGGCAGACCACGGAGCAGGAGGCCTATCAGCTGACGCTGTCCAGCGGCTACGCCTCCGGCACGGTCTACGGCACGGAGAAGGCATGGCGCTCGCCGGTCTACCTCGCCGACGGCAGCTACACCGTCCGCGTCCGCGTGCAGAACAAGTACGGCATGTGGTCCGAGTGGAGCGCAGCCGCGCTCCCCGTTTCGCACACCGAGGGCGAGGCCATCACCCTGACCGCCACCGCCGGCAATGAGGCCGCGCTCACCTGGCAGACCGCCGGGAGCTACGATTTTTACCTCGTAGAGCGGGACGGCGTGGCCATCGCCCGCACCGTTCAAAAGCAGTACATCGACCACACCAGCATCGGCTCCGTCACCTACCGCGTCCGCGGCTGCTACGACGAAAGCGATAACTACGGCGTGTCCAATTCGGATACCGTCGAGATCCTGCCCGAGACCAACATGATCTGCGACCTCGAGACCGGCGTCTGGCTCGAGATGCGCCTGTCCGAGACACAGCTGCGAACCAATCGCACCAGCTTCTCGGCCGGGGTCTCCACGGTCCATCTGGCGGGCCTTGCCTATCCCATCGAGGAGCGCAGCGAGCAGCGCGACCGCGCCCTGTCCGTCGCCTGCGCCTGGCCGCACGCGCAGCGGGCCGCCGCCCTTGCGCTCGAAGCCCTTGTCGGCCGCCTCGTCTGCCTCAAAGACCGATACGGAAACATGGTCATCGGCTCGCTCCCGTCGCTCGAGAGCAACTGCGACGAGTTCATGCGCCGCTATTCCTTCACCATCTCGCACACGAACCGGGAGGAGGCGATCACCCTTGACCCGTGACGTCCGCTTCCGCGTAGACGTGCTCAGAAACGGCGCGCCCATCACCCACCTCCAATGGGACACCGGCAGCGCCCCGCAGATCATCGCCAGCCGCGACGCGACGATCCACACCAGCATCAAGGGCACCTTCCTCGTCAACGACGCGGTCGACTACCTCTCCGACGAGCTCCAGCCTGTCATGACCATCGACGGGCAGGAAACGCCCCTCGGCATCTATCAGGCCGCGACCCCGAGCATCAAGGGCGCGGCCGGTCAGAAGCGCGTCGAGGTCGAGGCCTACGACCGCTGCTGGCGCGTCTACAGCAACCGCACCGAGACCATCCTGCACCTGTCCGCCGGTGCGTCCTATCTAACCGAGATCCGCAAGCTGCTCACCGCCTGCGGCGTCGCGCTCGTCATTGCGACGCCGTCGGACGCGACGCTGCAGACCGACCGCGAAGACTGGGATGTCGGCACGAGCTACCTGACCATCGTCAACGACCTGCTGGCAGAGATCAACTACAACAGCCTCTGGTTCGACGCCTCCGGCGTCGCCCGTCTCGAGCCCTATCAGGAGCCGAGTGCGCAGAACATCGACTGGTCCTACGGCACGACGGACCTCTTCCTACCGGACCGGCATCCGGGGCCGAACTTCTCAGATGAAGAAGACATCTTCAACGCGCCGAACGTCTTCATCTGCGTCTGCTCCAACCCGGATCTGGAGCAGCCCATGGTCGCAACGGCCGTCAACGACAATCCGCAGTCGCGCAAGTCCACCTTCCGGCGGAACATGCGCATCGCCTCGCTCATCAAGGTCGACAACATCGCCTCGCAGGAGGAGCTGCAGGCCTACGCCGACCGCATGCGCAACGAGTCGCTCCTGTCCGCCCGGGCCATCACGTTTTATACCCTCAATGACCCCGGCCACGGCATCGGTGACGTCCTCGCGCTCACGCACGACGACATCGGCGGCATTTACCTAGAGACCGGCTGGCAGATGCAGCTGTCAGCCGGAAGCCTGATGACACACTCTGCAAAAAGGACGGTGATTGCGTAAATGGAAGGCGTAGACAGCCTGTACACCGAAGAACCCGAAGAGAAGCAGACCGAAGAACAGCAGCAGCCATTCCAGCTGGCCGTCATTGCGACGGTCGAGGAAGACGGCCTGACCCTCACGCCTGACGGCGCGGAGGAGCCGACCGAGAAGCATTTTAAATGCAACACCGGCATCAACTTCGCCGCCGGACAGCGCGTGGCCGTCCTAGAGCTGTCCGGCAGCAAGGTCGTCATGTTCCCGATCGGCAACCCCGGCGCGGACGCGCCGGCGAAGATCCCAACCGGCGGTACGGCCGGGCAGGTGCTCAAAAAATCGTCCGACAACGACTACGCGCTCACATGGGGCAGCATTACCGGCCTCCTGCCGACCGGAGGAACGAGCGGACAGATCCTCAAAAAGTCAGGAAATGCCGACTACGCCGTCGAATGGGGCGACATCAACGGTGCTCTGCCGCCCGGCGGAACGACGGGACAGGTGCTCAAAAAATCCAGCGCCACCGACTACGCCGTCACCTGGGGCAGCCCCGACGGCCTCCTGCCGACCGGCGGCACCGATGGTCAGGTCCTGCTCAAAAACGGCGCGAGCAACTACGCCGCCAAGTGGGGCAGCATCACCGGCGCGCTCCCGACCGGCGGAACATCCGGTCAGGTGCTGAAAAAATCCAGCGCCACCAACTACGCTTGCACGTGGGGCAACGTCGACGGCACGCTTCCGAGCGGCGGCACCGACGGCCAGGTGCTCCTGAAAAACGGATCGACGGCCTACGCCGCGAAGTGGGGCACGGTATCCGCCGCAGGACTCAAGAGCGGATACAATTCGCTGGAGCTGAAAACAAAAACCCTGACGCCGTCCTCGAACGGCTTTGAGATAGGGACATCGAGCTATCCCGTGACAGTCAGGGGAGACGAAATCGTGCTGTATTACAGTTCATACCGCTACTGCACCCTTGCGTGCAACTCATCCGGGAAGCTGACCGTCAACGGCACAGCCATCAACTAAGGAGGGCATCATGAAATTATACGACATCGCGCTCGCGGCAAAGCCACTGCAAAAGCTCATCGAACAGGACCTGCCGCTCCGGCAGGCCTATCAGCTCGCCATGCTGGCGACCAGGCTCAACCCAACACTCGAATTCTACGGAAACCAGCTCATGAGCGGGCGGCCGCAGGCGGAGCTGAACGAGCTGGACGCCGACGCGCTCCCCGAGCTGCCGCACATCACGCTTCCGCTCGACCTCGATATCCGGCTTTCCGCCGGGGATATCAAGTGCCTTGAGCCGTTTGTGACCTTCGAAGGAGCTGATAACGCATGATCACCATCCACTGCTCCCGCGCGTGCGCGCATCTGGCGTCGCCGCCGGAGCTTTTGACGGCGGGAATGAGCAAAGCCGTGACGGTGCAGTTCGTCTTCTCGCCCGAGTGGGACGGGCTGACGAAGACCGCCGTCTTCTCAAACGGCAAGACCACCGTCGACGTTCTGGCGGCGAACTGGGACGGGGATACCGTTCCCGTCCCGCACGAAGTTCTCGCCGTCCCGGGCCGCCACGCCCGCGTGGGCGTCTATGGCGCGGACGAAAGCGGCGTCGTCCTGCCGACCGTCTGGGTGAGCCTCGGCAAGGTCCAGCCCGGCGCGGATCCGTCCGGCGACGCCTCGGCCGACCCGGCCCTGCCTGTCTGGGCGCAGCTGCAGAAGCAGATCGGCGATCTGGACGACCTCAAGACCTACAACAAGGGCAACCTCGTCGACGCCATCAACGAGGCCCGCAACTCCGGCGGCGGCTCTGGTGGCGGGGGCATCCAGTCGGCACAGATCGACGCGATCCTCGTGATGACAAAATCAGAATATGACGCGCTGGACAAAAAGGACGCGCGGACACTGTATCTGTTGGAGGGATAACATGCTGGCAGTTGGAATCAAACGCATTCTGGAGCTGTTCATCGGCTCCATGGGCATCAAATCCGCCCGCTTGGGCACAGAAACCATCTACGAAAGGCCTGGCGGCTTTTTGTACATCGAACTCACAAGCGAAGAAAGGGGATAAATCCAGATGGCAAGTTTTTTCAATCTGACACTTGATACGCTGGCACCTGCCGGCCTATCGCTGATCCTGAACGACGGTGCACAGTACGCGACCAGCGCGACCGTCACGGCAAAGATCTCTGTCTCCGACGAGACAACAACGGGCTACCAGATGAAGATCTGGGGCACGAAGACGGCGGAGACCGAGGCGGAAGCGTCGTGGGAGACATTCGCCACGACAAAATCCATCACGCTGCCCGACGGCGACGGCCTCAAGACGATCTATGTCAAGATGCGCGACGACGTCGGCAACGAAACGGCCGCAGTCAGCGACACGATCACGCTCAACACGTCGATTCCTGCCGTGACCATCACCGGCCCCGACAAGAGCAGGATATCGAAGGTCACGGGCTACGATGCAGCGGCGTTCTCCTTCGTCTGCGACGTGGACTTTGAGGAATACACCATTCGCGTCGTCCCGGCGACGAGCAGCCTGCACACGGCGGGCACGCAGATCCCGACGACGGGCGGCTCCACCAACGTCAGCGGCACGGAGGGAGGCTACAAGAAGAACACCGCCATCAACGTCACTGTCAAGGGCGCGGACCTCGAGGCAGCGTCTTCCGGCGACGGCACGAAGATCGTCAAGGTCTTCGTCAAGAACGCCGCCGGGACCTGGAGTGCCGCCTGATGGCCGCGCCGCAGCTGACATTCTCCATCACGGGCAACAAGATCTCGGCGGTCTCGGGGTTCGACTCGATCACCGTTTCCTTCTCGTCGGACATCGCCTACACGGCCTTCGAGTGCCGCGCGACGAAGTCCGGCGAGGATTGGGGCCGCGGGAAGGGCGCTTTGA